GAGCGATGCCAGGGCACCGGGCGGGATGGCGGTGATCGTGTACCAATCGCGATCCGGCATGCCGTTGACCGCAAGCGAGTGCAGCCCCGAGGCAGTCGCGGTCACCGGCTGCGCCGCGACGCTGCCGGCGATATTGCACAAGGCCAGCAATGTTGCCGTCGTGCTGCTGCCGTCGTGCTCGAAATAGGCCGAGGGCACGGCAATCACCGAGGCATCGGGTGCCGTGGTGTTGCCGATACCGGGACCGAAGATGGCGTAAGGTCCGGCCGGCAGATCGATCGCACCGAGCCCCACGACATTGCTTCCTGCCGTGAGGGTGGCGGCGACGGCGCCGACCGAGACAGCTTTCGTCGCGGTAAAGTTGGCCGCCTTAACCGTCGTGGTCGAGGGCGCGCTAAGGTTGATCGAGCCGGCGGCGTTCAGTTTGCCGGTGTCGTGGATGAAGAACGTCCCGGCAGGAATGCCCGGCCCGGCGATCTCGTACAGCTCACCGACCGTCAGTCCGCTGTTGCTGGCGATGTGGCTGAGCACATTCGAGCCGGCAGCGATGTCGCCGACGATGGTCACGGTGGCGATTGTGCCGCCATGCGTGTTGCCGTTGGTGACGACGGTCTGCTGCTCGGTGATCGTGCCGCCGCACCAGGCGAAGTAGAACGGACCGGGCATTTATTTACGCGGCCGGGAATACTATATAATGCGGGCGGCGCTGGTGTTGATCGCACCAGTACCGCCCTTGACACCACAGGCTATGATGGAGCCCGCGTTGCCCAAAACGTTTTATCTTTATTGTCTCGAATTTCCCAACGGCAAAAAGTACATCGGTCTGTCGGACAATCCAGATCGCAGGTTTCGAGAACATTGCAGGCATGCCGCTGCCAACACGGGGCGCAATCCCGTTCATGCGGCTATTCGCAAGCATGGACTACCGAAGCTCCACAAGCTTTGCATTGGTGGCCAAGCCTATATCGCGGAACTGGAGATTAACGCGATTGGTGCGTTTCGGACCCGCAATGATGAATTTGGCTACAACGTTTCTCTCGGCGGCAATCTCAGTCCTTCGGTTGCGCCGGAAGTAGCCGCCAAGATTAGTGCTGCTCAGAAAAGCGCGCGAAATCTCGCTCATCTTGCCAAACTGTCTGCTGCTAACAAGGGACGAAAGCACCCCCCTCGTTCGCCAGAAGCTCGTGCGAACCAGTCAGCTAGCCAGAGAGGGAAAATACGCGGCCCCATGACTCCCGAGCGGCGCGCAAAAATCAGCGCCACAAAAAAGGGGCGCCCGCTTGGACCGATGTCTCTTGAACGCCGGGCGGAATTGAGCGCGGCCCACATGGGCAAGGCTGGTACGAGAAATGGCATGATCAACTCACCTGATGCCCGCGCAAAGGTGAGTGCCGCGTTGAAGGGAAGAAAGCACTCTCCCGAGCACCGCGCCAATAATAGCGCTAGCAAAAAAGGCCGCCCAATATGGTCGATCGAGGCCCGTGCCAGAATGAGCATCACGAGAACTGGCCGAAAGCTGCACCCGCATTCTATTGAGACTCGGGCAAAAATCAGCGCGGCTAAGATGGGGCACATACACTCGCCCGAAACACGGGCTAGGATGAGTGCCGCACACAAGGGCAGAAAGAAATCGCCCGAGCATCTCGCAGCAATTGCCGCCGCCAAAGCCGCAAAGCGCCAATTGCGTGCTGAGTAGCATTTATATTTCTTCCAATGAAATGGTCCAATTATATGACGCCGCCCACTCGTCGCTATCGGTCTGAAGGTCCACAACGCGCATGGAAAACGAAGGGCGGTAATAGGTATAGGCGCCCTCGACGCGGCTGCTGCCGGAAACCGGGGTGCGCGCCGGGCTGCCGCCGGCTGTCAGATAGGCAAGCTCGACGTGGCAGGCGACATCCACTTGCATGCCGACCCATAGCCCATCGAGCGCGGGGGGCGCCTGGTCGCTGCCGCCGATCTCAAGCTGATACTTGCGCATCTGCGGCGCCGAGATGTCGATGAGCGTGCCGTTGACGGTGCGGCGTAATTTGTCATTGCCCTTGGCGGCGTCGATCGGCGACAGGGTGCCCTTGAGCCCGCGCGCCGAGTACGGGTTAACGCCCGGCGCCGCCGAGGACGGCAAGTGAATATCAAAGACGGTGGGCGTGCTGCCGGTGATCATCGCGCCGGGCTCCCGCCGTACCAGCTCGGCTTGATGCCGGCCGAGCGGATCTTGTGCCGGTGCGCCTCGACGACGAGGGCGTTGACCACGGTCTGGCTGCCGCTAAGCGCAAAGCTGCTGCCGCCGAGGTGGAGGTGGACCGGCGCGCCGCCGCCCGCCGCCACCAGGCCGCCGGCCGCATACTTGCCGTTGCGCGGGATCAGGGTGCCTCCGCCGTTCATCGACGCCAGCAACCCCGCACCCCAGCGCTGCACCGCGCCGGCCGACATGACGAACTCACCGTTGCTGAGCCGCGCTAGGATGCTGTCGCTGGTCGGGCCGCCGGGGCCGCGCACCATGCCGCCGGTCGCAAATGACATTTGCGGCGTCGCGGTGCTTGCCGCCGATTTCACTGCGTCCCATGCCGCCTGGATGCCACTCCCGACCGATCGCGCCGCGTCCATGATCGGTTGTGCCAGCGACGACACCGTATCTGACAAAGCTTTCCACGCAGCGACCTGCCGATTGATCGCATCGCTGACGAAATCGAGCGCGGTCTTTAATGCCGGAAACAAGACTTCGGCCGCCGGCTTGATCCAGTTTGCCAAGCTCTGGGTTGCCGCTAGTTCGAGCGGCTGGATCATGGCGAAAAACTTCGCCTCGGTTTCGTACCACTGGGTTAGCACCTGGCCGCGCGCAGCCGTGAGTTTTTCGAGGTCAGACATTGCGCCATCGGTTGCGCCGCGCGCCGATGTCTGTAATTCGGCAATCTTAGCTTGCAGCTTGTCTAGTTCGGCCGGCGCGATTTTTATCATGCTGTCGGCCGGCACGCCCTTGAACAGCGTCCGCGACAACTCGTCGAAAAGTTGCGGGCTCAACTGCTTCTGGATTGCCAGAAACCCGCGTAACGCAGCCTGTTGCTGTTCGGCCATCCCCTTTTGATCGGCGGTGAAGCGCTCGGTCTGCGCCCCGACCATTTCGAGAGCTTTTGCGTAATTGAGGACGATCGGCTGCCCGCCCCTCAGAACACTGACCACGCCCTGGGCTGTCGCTATGGTCTGGCTTGGTTGCGGCGCGGCGTCGCCGGCCGAACCCCTCATAACGAGCGGTGCATTCGCAAACGGCCCGCGCGTGGCCTGTCCGATCGGTTGTCCGCTCGCCGCCTCGACCCGCGCCTTGCGGATCGCCTCGCCGAGGCCTTCCATCGCCTTTGTGGCGTCCTCGGCGGATTGGCCGGTTTCCCGTGCCACCTCTTGCGCTGCTTGCAGCACGATCGGCTTGACGCCGATTTCCCGAGCTTTGTCGCGCAGATCGGTCAGGCGTTTCTCGACCTCGCTTAGCTGGTCAATGATCCCTTTAGCAAAGACCGTGACGCCGAGCGCAACCAGGCCGGCGCGCGCCCCGCCGAAGCTCTTGACGAGCCCCTGCACCCCGCCTTCCAGCGATCTGAAGCTGCGAGCGGTGAGCGACAGGCCGCGGGCCGCTTGGACGCCTGCCACCTCAGTCTGCCCCAGCGTGCGGTTCAGTCCGCGGAGTTGCGCCTCCATCCTCCCGATGTTCTGGGAGATGGTTTGCGCCCCAGCGGTGTCGCCGGCCTTGACGGCAGCACGCAGGCTGCGGCCGAGGTCTTGGATCTCCGCTTTGAGCAGCCGGATCTCGCCGAGAGCCTGGCCGGTCTTGGCGATGATATTGAAGTCTAGATTAGTGCTAGGCATCGAGCGCCTTCATGAACTCGCGGATCGCCTTCTCCTCGCCGCGCGCCGCCAGTGTGTTGACGTGGAGCTGTTCGCCGAGGTCGCGCTGCCGCCGCTTCCCGGCGATAAAGACGAACGCCTGCAATTGCCGCGGCGTGTAGTCCATCACTTCGCGGCAAGCATGCCCGGCGGCGATGAGTTGCTCGGCGGCAGCGGCGCATTCGTATCCGCTGCCCTGCCAGCCAGGCCGAGCGCGGGGCCGCCGACGAGATGCGCCAGCCGGTCGAATAAAGGGCCGGG